GACGTACGCCTTGGCCCGCGCCTGAGCGTTGGATGCCGAAGCCTGACTGCGCGCAGCGTCGAGGAACTTGGCAGCCTGCCCCATGATCGTGCGGTAGATTTCCGAGTCAGGGACGTACTGCTGGGCCTGCCCCTTGTACCACTTGGCCACCTCGCGGGCCGACATCTTGTGCTGGGCGTATGCGAGGCCGACCTTGCTCTCTTCGATGTGGAACTGGTACTGCTGGACCATGTTGTTGTAGTGGTCCCACAGTGGGTCGTCGCGTGACATGGAGTCACGGCGGTCCTTCCAGAACTGGACGATGCGTGAGTCGGTCACCGGCTGGCCGTCCACCTCGCCGCCGTTCTGCCACGCATCGACCATCAGGTTCTCTTGGGTGTTCCAGTATTCGCGCATCAGCGCGACGATGGAACTGGAAAGGTCCGGTGCCCTACGCGGCAGCCGCCCGAAGCGGCCCGACCGCGCCATTAGTACCCTCCGCCGCCACCGCCGCCACCACCCGGTGGCTGCTCAGGCGCGATGGGGTTCTGCATCAGCAAGCGGCTATTCGCCTCACCGTTGGCGATCATCGTCTGGGCGCTGAAGTTCTGGCCCGGACCGCTAGGCGGCAAGCCGCCCGGTCCCGGTGGCATCGCCCCCGGTGGCGTTGCGATCTGCTCGCCGGGGCCGTTCATCTGGGGCTGACCGGCGTAGCCACCCTGCTGCTGGCGCTGCATGTTGGCCTGCTGGCCGGGTGACATGCCCGCCTGCTGCTGCTGACCGTTCGGCCCGATGCCGGTCTGCTGGGCTTGGATGCCCAACTGCTGCAAGGCCGCTGCCAGTGACACCTGCTGAAGCACCTGCTCGGGGAAGAGGCTGGCGTCGGTGCGCTCGCGCTTGATCTGCTCCGTCTCGCCCTCGGGGTCGTCCACGCCCGTGTAGTCCTGCGACCGGGCCAGTGACCAGATGCGAGCGTTGAGCAGGTTCATCGCCATCGTCGCCGTTTCGAGGTCGTCGCGTGGGGTGATTGTCGGTGCCTTGATGTCGAGCCGCCCGGCCATCTTGAACATGCCCTCGAACTCGGGCACCTTCTTCGACCAGATAGCGCGTGTCAGACCCCAGATGTCGCGCCGCCAGATGTAGAACAGGTCACGCTTCATGCGCACCCTGACCTCGTAGTTGGCCACGAGTGCGTTGATTGCCTTGCTCGATGACAAGACTTGGGCGGGAGCGAGGCCCCGGAGTAAGTCGTTGAGGCCGGAGACATCAACCAACTCACGGTCGATCCTCGAAAGGTACGACTCCAACTGGAACTCAGGGAGGAACGGCTCGATCTTCTCGATCCGGTTCCCGGCTCCGGGGGCGACGACCTTGTTCTCAACAGGCTTGACGTGCTGGGGCACCACCTCCGGTGCCTCGGCTCCCGTCAACTGCCACATCTGACCAGCAATCGCCTTACGGATCATCTGGCCACCTGCGGACAGCCGAGTCTCCTTCTCGTTCACAAGTTGTTCAACGTCAAACAACTCACTGCGTCCGTCGGGCACACCGGGGATGTAGGAGTTGAACAGCACGACGTAGGGCATCTTGCCGTCGTACTCCGGGTGGGGCATGTCCTTGACCAGCACGTTGCCGACGAAGATCGCGTTCCACGTCTCCATCGGGGTGGGCTTGCCGAGTACCGGGGTCGCCCCTTCCTTGGGCTTGCGGTACCAGTAATCGACGCACTCGATCATGAACTGGTCGTCAGCCAGCCAACTGCGCGTGCTGAGGCGGTTGGCTCCCTCGGTCAGCACGTCGCGGTTGCGCGCCCGGAGCATCGGCAGGTGGATGCGCTTGCCGCCCTCGACAATCTCGTGCATGTCGAAGTCAACGCCGTATTCCTCGATGGCGGCGTTCAGGCTGATCCGGTACGAGTAGATGGCCCAGTCCAACTTGTTGTAGTTCTGGGTCTTCCAGCCCAGCCACAGGTTGCGCGGCTGGTCCACTATCTCGACGCAGGGTCGCTTCTCGTCCTCGTCCCAGTAGACCTTGGCGGCGGTGCGCCCATACAGGCCCTTGGTCACGCACACCTTGTGCGCCTTCAACTCGAAGTCCTCTTCGTCCTTCCACGAGAAGAAGACTCGCTCGACTGCGGCGGCGATTGACCGCGTTTGAGGTGAGTCAATTGCGGGGAGGATGTTCTCGATTGGCTCAACGCTCTGAAGCGAAGCCGGGATGTCCACGTAGGACGAGTAGACGTTGAGGGAAATGTGGACGGCACCTTGCGTCTTGGCGCTCGGGTCGTTGAACCAGTGGTCGGCCCCGCCGTTGGGGTTGATGTCGTTGGCGTAGTAGAGATTGTCGAAGCGGTCGCACAGGTTGGCGAAGCGCGTCATCTCCGCCATCTTCTCCATGCGCCGGTCCTTGACCTCTTCAAGCATCGCCGCCTCGGGCGTGTTGAAGTCACGCGCCATCCGCGCGGCGCGCTCGACGTTCAGGTCAACGACAGCCACTTAGTTCACGCTCATGCGCTGCACCGTCCCTCTACGGCGCAGGTTTCGCCAGAACGCTTCCTCACTCGTCGCTGGGGCCGGATTGCCCGGAGTGAAGTAGTCGAAGTCCAAGGTCGGCGTTGCCTCACCTTCCGGCAAGCGCAAGACCAACTTCACGGCGATGGCGAGGGCCATGACCGCATCCTGTTCCAGTTTACGGTCCGAGAGTCGATACGAGAGCAACTGTTTGCGCAGGTCGAGCCATGGACCGTGTGCTGGGAACTTGATCTTACCCTGCTCGATCAACGACTTCACGTCCATGAGCAACTTGAACTTGTTGCGCGGCGTGCCACCGAACTCCACGCCCCTCAGTCCGGGGATGCCGCCTAACGCCTCACGGATGAGTTTGCCGCCGTAGCCGGTCACGTCCACCGCTGTTTCACAAGTGGCCCCATTGGACGAGTAAGCCGAATGCTGGTCGTGAGCCATGCCGATGACGTTGATCGTGGCCTGATGGCCGGTCAGCCGCCGAATGGAGACACCGACGATCTTGGATCGGTCGGTCGCGTCGAGGACCATGCTGAAGGTGTTGTCGTACGTGGCAGCCGGGTCGATCCCGTGGCGGTAGCGGTGGCGCTTGACGGCGATGATGCGCTCGGGCAAGTCCTCGTCGAACGCGGCCTTGACCGCTGCCGCGTTGAAGAACGCCTTGGTGCCCTGCAAGAACTCACCGTCGATGTTCTGGGGGATGAGTTCCGGGGTGATCCCGGCGACGAGTGAGTCGAACAGGTCTTCGTCAATGCCGTAGCCGATGTTCGAGCGGGTGGACATCCTCAGCGACATGTGGCTGGCCTTGCGCACCGGGCTTTCCGGGTTGCCCTTCTCCCACTCGTCAGCGAAGTCGGTGAAGCCTTCGCTCGGCGTGCTGATCAGGAACAGTTGGCCACCAGTGCTGAGGCGGCGGAACTGGAACACTTCGTTGATGATGAACGGCAGCCGTGGCTCGAAGCCGCACTCGTCCATGCTGACGCCGTGCATCGACTTACCCAACTGGCCGATGGCCTTCTCGGTCGTGCTGCGGAAGTGAATGGACGCACCGCCAAGGATGTCGGACAGGTTGATCCAGACGTACTCGCCACGTTCCTTCTTGGTCCACTCCGCGAAGTTGTCCCCGAACTCCTGAGCCATGGGGCACTCGCCACCCTTCTGGGCCTCGTGGCGTGACTCGAATATCTTGACCAGTTCGATGTAGACCAACTCGGCAACTTCCTGCTGGATGCCGAAGTGGTACCAGTCATACGGCGCACGAAGCCATTGCCTGATGCTCGGCTCGGAGGTGAAGTCGGGCGGGCGCATGTTGGTCTTGAAGATGCACGAGTGCAGGATCGTGATGGCCATGATCAACGTCTTGCCAGCGCGGTTACCGGCAGAGCAGCAGATGGTCAGGTAGGCGGCACGCCAGCCGGTCTGGTTGCGGGCGATGACCGCCTCGGCAAAGGCCAGTTGGTCCGGGTGGAGTTTGATGCCAAGGAACCTGTCGGCAAAGAACTCGATGTCCCACTTCGCCTGCGGCAGCAGGTCAAGCAGGCTGGTCATTAGGTACTACCAGTCCCATCAGTAAGTAGGGGATGTGAG